TTAATTAGAACTAACTCAACAGGTTTGACTATCTATAATCCGAGCAACTTGGCTAGTATGATTAAAGGTATGAAGAACAAAAATCAATCAAGAGAGGCGAAGATATTGGCTAGAAAAAAATACGAAGAAAGTCTAAATTAAAGTTTGACTAATAGGACTATCTGTAATAGGATAGTCCTATATAAATAGAAAGGTATAATTATGGAAAACGACAAACAATTCAAGATTACTTTTTGGGCTAAGAAACACAAAAAGCATATAACAAGAAACGCAAAGTGGACTAATCTTTGTAAGTACTTTACATCTAAATCTGGCACACCTTGTATCACTTACTATGATGAGGACGCACACGGATATAGAACTGCAACGACAACATGGAAAGTGAGGTTGTAATGAAACTATTAGGAATATTAATAGGATTTATAATTGCAATGTTAGGATTAATTATTGCAATACATTCAACTAGTCATGTCGTCGGATTACTAATGTTATTCGGTGGTATGTATTTAACTTTAAGTTGTCTACCGGCTTATGGGGAAAGGTTATTATAATGCCTAATAAACATTTTTGCCAAGGACCAACATGTCATGAACAAGTTACACAAGATAGATTTTTAAAATCTAGAGGTGTGATTAGAGGTCGTTATGCATACTATAGTCGTGATGTATCAAACGAACATTACTATGGAACTACTGCAGATAAATACTTTTGTAGTCAACAATGTAAATTTACATGGCTATCATTGAACATGGAAAACATTGAACATGGTAGACCGATTGAGTTCATAAGACACAGACGAGAGAGCCAAGGTTATGCCAAGGTTAAGAACGATGAGTCTAGGTGGGGTCCAGAATATTCTATTCAAAGGGTTGACAATAGGACCGAAATAGACTAGGATAATCCTATTAACAAGAAAGGTATATATGACACAAACAAACACAGACAACAGAACAGAAGAGCGTAAGAATAGATTTACAGGCGAGTCTATTATGCTTACTAAAGATGAGTCTATCATTCATGATAGAATATTCATGAATGAGTTAGCAGCTACACTAGAGGACAAAGAGCCTGGTAAATCAGCAGGCGACTCAAAGCTTTGGGACAAAGTCCGAGCAGACTTAGACTACTTCAGACAGCATAATGCTGAAGCATACATGGTTCTACTAGACTAGAGCCAACCTTTCTTGCGACCGGCCTCACGGCCGGTCGCGGTATCAATAGAGGTACCACAACGATTTACAAATTTGCAGATTTTTTATTTATGTAATTAGTATATGTACATAGGGGTCCCAGAGGTTACCCTTTATGCTGAGTTTTATATGGTCAAACCCTCAAAAATCATTATAAGACTAAAAACAACATGTAAAAAAATTTTACAAAAAATTTTTCGAAATGCAAATAGATCTAGATAAAATAAAAAAATTACCGCCTGATGTCAGAGACCGGTTCCAAAAACTTTTAATTAAGTACAAAGAAGAAGATAAAAAAGAAATTGCACAGAACGACTTTCTTTCATTTGTAAAAACTATTTGGCCTGAATTTATTGAAGGTGAGCATCATAAAACAATTGCAGATAAGTTTAACAAACTTGCATCTGGTGAAATTAAAAGACTTATTGTTAATATGCCACCCAGACACACAAAGTCTGAGTTTGCATCAACACTACTACCAGCCTGGATGATTGGTAAAACTCCAAAGCTAAAAATAATCCAGACTACTCACACAGGAGAACTTGCAGTACGTTTTGGTCGTAAAGCTAAAACACTAATTGATTCACCTGAGTATCAACAAATATTTAAGACAAGACTTAGAGAAGACAGCCAGGCCGCTGGTCGCTGGGAAACTGCTCAAGGTGGCGAGTACTTTGCTGCTGGTGTCGGTGGAGCAATCACAGGTCGTGGCGCAGATTTATTAATCATCGATGATCCACACTCGGAACAAGACGCTATGAACTTATCAGCTTTAGAGCGGGCTTACGAATGGTATACATCCGGTCCAAGACAACGTTTACAACCAGGCGGTAAAATCGTTTGTGTTATGACACGTTGGAATGTTAAAGACCTTACAGGAATTCTTTTAAAGAACCAATCAGAACCCAAATCAGATCAGTGGGACTTGGTAGAGTTTCCGGCAATAATGCCGAGTGGTAAACCTGTATGGCCGGAGTATTGGAAGCTCGATGAACTGGAATCGGTGAAGGCTTCATTATCACTTGGTAAATGGAATGCGCAGTGGATGCAAAACCCAACTTCTGAAGAAGGTGCAATCTTAAAAAGGGAGTGGTGGCAAGACTGGGATAAGGATTACATACCACCATTAGATCATGTCATACAAAGTTATGATACTGCATTTATGAAAAAAGAAACTGCAGACTACAGTGCGATTACTACTTGGGGTATCTTTCGTGAGAGTGAAGATGGAGCACCAAAACTTATATTACTTGATGCAATAAAAGATAGATTAGAGTTTCCAGAGTTACGTAGAGTTGCAAAAGAGCAATATGATTACTGGCAACCAGAGACTGTACTCGTTGAGGCTAAAGCATCAGGGCTACCACTAACATACGAACTTAGAAATATGGGTATACCTGTAGTCAACTACACACCGTCAAAAGGTAATGACAAACATACTCGTGTAAATTCTGTTGCACCTTTGTTTGAATCTGGTAGTATATACGCACCTTTGAATAAACAGTTCGCTCAAGAGGTTATTGAAGAGTGCGCTGCCTTCCCGTATGGGGATCATGATGATCTTGTAGATAGTACAACACAAGCTGTCATGAGATTTAGACAAGGTGGTTTATTAAATCATCCAGAAGATTATGAGGATGAAAAACTGCCGAGAAAAGAATATAAATACTACTGGTAAACTATGTTAACACTTTTATTAAAAGCAATTCAAAATCTAACTAGATTAGGCACCATTAAATCAGTGCAGCAAGCTTATCAACTTGCAAAAAGAGAATTAGGTGACCAATTTAATGCAGCTAAAAAACAAATTGATGATGCATTTAATCAAGGTAAAAAACAACAAACCTTAGATAAACGAACTAAAGATATCAAAAAAACAGAAGAGTCAGGCATCAAGAGTCTTGAAACAGGTGAAGAGATAGCTGGCCTAGCTAAATCAAAAAGTAAAATTGAAAAAGAAGCTGAAAAATTAAAAAAAATAGCAGAAGAGAATAAAGCTGATCCCGATGAAATGTTTGCTCTTAAATCAGATCCCGTAAAAACTGATACTCCGTTAACACAAAAACTAAATAAAGCGGTCGAAGAAGCTAAACAGCAAATGAAAGAAATTGGATCACTTTCTGATGCGGCAATGCAGAAAGAACAAATTCGAAATGCTTTAAAATCACTTAGAGATAAGAGAATATATGAAATGGGTAGTGGTCTAGAGGGAGATGTCAGAACTGCTCTTAGACAGTTTGTAAAAAAAGAAGTGAAAGAAGGTAGATTAGATATACCTGATTCTTATGAAAAGAAAATGATACTAGAAGATCGTCAAGGTGGAGTTGATCCTATTGATGTATTTAGAAAAGCATATGGTGAAGATGCTTTGATCGCTGTTGATGATATCTTTGAGCAATATGGTAATAGTCTTAGAGGACCAACATTTAGAGACATAGAAGAAAATTTTAGAAAGTTATTTAAGATGAACAGAGGGTTTTATGACATGGCAGATTTACCTGTTCCTAAAAAAGAATATGGTTTTGAACCTGGTTTACAAAGTGTTGATACTGTCGAACAAGATTTAATAAACCAATACAAACAATTAGATGAACTAGATAAATTTGAAGCACCAGTAGACAGAAAACCAAATGCAAATGGTGGTATAATGAATTCTAGAATAGCATTAGATGGTGGAGGTAGTCCTCTTCAAAGATTAAGACAATCTTTAGTTGATGATCTCATGTATCAATTTCCTAGCATGAAAGAAGAAGACATGCAGATGATAGTAAAAGATATAAACCTAGATATGAGCCCTGAAGAAGCTCAAGCATCTATGTCTGCAAATTTTACAAAAGTGTTTGGAAGTTCTGGTATGTTTTCAAAAGGCGGCAGGGTCCGAGCGGCAAGCGGCGGGCTAGCTGATATATTAAAGGTATAATGAAGATCGCAGAATACAATGAAATGATGGCGTATCTGTTGCGACCGGCACAAGAAGCAAAATTAGTAGATGACCTAGAACCTGGTTCACTAAAAGATGAATTACTAAAAGACTTTGACCCGTCTCAAGAAACTTACGAAGAATACCTACAAAGAAAATCTATGCGAGAGAATGCAGCACAAGGTGGTGTCATAGGTAAAGATGGAATGTTTAAAGGTCAAAACATGGGAACTAGAGAAGGGTTTTCTGGTTATGAAGTTAAACAAGTAAATGAAAAAAGAATTAAATCTTCACAAGCAGCAGGCACAGGAATAGACCTTTCTTCTTTAACAACTGAACAGAAAAAATTATATGATAAAGGAAAACTTTTTTACACTAGATTAAAAGATCCAAATAACAACAATATTCTTAAAAATATTTATAGCACTGAAGATGAATTAAATTTTATTACAGGTAAAATTAATATTAAAGATTTACCTAATGATCTCTCAAACTTACCACCAGAAGTAAATAACAGAGGTAAATTAGCTGAATTAATTAAAAAGAAATTTATCGCAGATTATTTAGCTACTTTACCAAAAGGTAGTAAAATTCTTCTTGAAAACACAGCGCGTATAATTAATGAAAAATTAATCGAAGCTACTAATGGTAGAATACGGTTACCAGATAAAAAACAAGTACAACTTGTTTTAGATGATAAAAAATTAAACACCAATAATATTAAAGCACCTAAAAATTTAAAAGAAGCTAAAAGTTTAATGTTTGCAGATGAATATCCTGAAAAAAAAGAACTACCTAAAATTGAAAAGATCGCTAATGATTTAAATAAGGAATATAAGTTAAATGATAAAGGTATAACTTTTGCCGCTAAAACTTCTCCTAAAACAGGAAGAGTTTTTTTACAAATGAGTTTTGCTCCAGCTATTCAAAATGAATTTGATAAAACACCTAGATTAACTGCTGCGCCAACAAAAGAAGGTATTGAAAAATTAACAAGTGAATTAGATAATATAATTAATACTGATTTTTTTAAAAACTATGATGCTAGAAAAGCATCAGGAATGACCACTGAAAAAGCTTTACAAAAAGTTCAATATAACCAACCCGAACTTTTTGAATATTTATTAAATAAAGAAGGACCTGTTTCAGAAAAAGAAATTATGGATGAAATTGGTTATAATAAAGGAACTCTTAGAAAAGCTGTAGGTAATCTTCATGAAAATATGTATAGAGCATTAGATGTTAATCAACCCGGTAGTGGAAGATTTTTATCTGATCAATATGATTCAGATCAAATAAAAAATGTTTTAACAAAAGTAAAAAACAATTTTGAAGTAGATTATTACAGACGTACTTTTGAAAAATTATTAATAGATGCTTATGGAAGCAATACTAAAAAATATAAACCTCTTATAAATAAATTAGAAAAATTTCGTGATTTACAAAAAGAATTAAAAAAAGCTGGAGTTGGTGAAGAGTTTATTGCACAACTTGATCATGTTATTCCATATAACTTTTTACAATTAATTAGAAAAGGAGAAAACCCTGAAAATCTTATTAGAGTTAAGGCGTATCCAGGACTATTAAATAATAATAGATTTAAAGGGACATTAGATAAAAAATTAGGACAAGCAACAAAAATATTTGAAGAAACTGGAGATAGAAAACTTTTAGATACTATGAATGAATTAAGAAGTTTTTTACCTGAAGACATGGGACAGGTAAGTTCTGGAGGAAAAAGAATTGCGGATTATGGTGCAAAGCCATTTAATTTAAAAACTATGTATAGTGAACAACAAAAAAAGTTTGGTGAGGTCTATAAAAGAACACAAGAGTTTTTAGAAAACCCAAAAGTTATTGACTTACTTAAAGATGCAGGAATAAGTTTTAGAGCACTTAGTCAATTAAAAAAATTAAATGTTCCAGGATTTTTAAACACATTTAATCAACTTAAAAAAGCTAGACCAGAACTTTTTGTTGGAATAGATGATGAATTTTCTGAGATAGAAAATCAATATGCATCAGCATCTATGATGAGTGATGTATCACCTAAACCTAAAAAAGAAATGGGAATACCTGCAGAAGCAATACCAGCAACTGCAGCAGCTGCATATAAGTTTGGTAAGCCAGCATTAAAAACAGCAGCTAAAGTTCTTAGACCATTTGGTTTTCCAACAGTTGGTGGAGGACTTGCACTTTCAGAAATATTAAGCGATGACCCAAATTATTCTATAGCAGGTGCAGATTTACTTTTACCAGAACTTGCAAAAAAAACTACAGTTGCAAGTAGATTGTTAAATCCTTTTGGTATTGGAAGATATATGACACCAGTTGGAACAACATTAATTACAGGAGATACTTTAGCCAAAAGAGCAAAACAAATGATGGAAACTTCAGATAAAATTTCAGATATGGAAGCAGGAGATGAACAAGATAGTTTATTAGAAGAATATGCAGCAAAAGATTACAGAGGATATGACAAAGGTGGAATAGTATCTTTAAGGAGATATAAGTGATCGGAAAAAAGTCAGGACCACCACCAAAATCAGGGCCAACACCACAGGGGTTGAATATTAATTATAATACTGTTAAGACAGTGAAACTGGAGAAAATAAATGGCAGAAATAGACAAGTCTTTACCAAACGTAAAGCAATCAATAAATATACCAAGTCCTGACGAATTAGAAGTAGAGTTACAGGAAGAGCAACAACAAGACCCTGATCAACCAATCGACGTTCAACAGAACGAAGACGGCAGTGTTGATATAAATTTTGACCCATCAGTTGGTAGCCAAGAACAAGGCGAAGATCATTTTTCTAATCTAGCAGAATTACTTCCAGAAGAAGTATTAGCTCCAATAGGGCATGACTTGTATGAAAGTTACACAGACTACAAGGCATCAAGAAAAGATTGGGAAACTTCTTATACAAAAGGTTTAGACCTTTTAGGATTTAAATATGAAGAAACTACAGAACCATTCAAAGGTGCATCAGGTGCCGTTCACCCAGTATTAGCAGAAGCGGTTACACAATTTCAATCATTAGCTTATAAAGAATTATTACCATCAGGTGGACCAGTTAGAACTCAAATAGTTGGAATGCCAACTCCAGATAAAGAAGCGCAGTCAATGCGTGTTAAAGAATTTATGAATTACCAGATCATGGGTGAGATGAGAGAGTATGAATCTGAGTTTGATCAGATGTTATTTTATTTACCACTTACAGGATCTACATTTAAAAAAGTGTACTACGATGAAATTATGCAGAGAACAGTTTCTAAATTTGTTCCTGCTGATGACTTAGTTGTTCCGTATACGGCTACCTCATTGGACGATGCGGAAACAATTATTCATGTTGTTAAGATGTCAGAAAACGAATTAAGAAAACAACAGGTTGGTGGTTTCTACAGAGACATTGAACTAACACCAGGAACTGAGAATGAAACATCATCACAAAAAAAAGAACGTGAACTAGAAGGTTTAAGCAAAGGCAGAGATCAAAGAATGTTTACACTTTTAGAATGCCATGCAACTTTAGACATAGAAGGTTTTGAAGATGCAGGACAAGATGGTGAGCCCACAGGAATTAAGTTACCTTACATTGTAACAGTAGAAGAAGGATCACGTGAGATATTATCTATCAGACGAAACTATGAAGTTGGTGATCCATTAAAGAAAAAAATAGATTACTTTGTACATTTTAAATTTTTACCAGGACTAGGTTTTTATGGTTTTGGTTTGATACATATGATTGGCGGTTTATCAAGATCAGCGACTGCAGCATTAAGATCGTTACTTGACGCCGGAACCTTGTCTAATTTACCAGCCGGATTCAAGATGCGTGGTATCAAGATGAGAGACGAAGCACAGCCAATTCAGCCAGGAGAGTTTAGAGATGTCGATGCACCAGGTGGGAATTTACGAGACGCATTTATGCCGTTACCGTTTAAAGAACCATCAGCAACATTATTACAATTGATGAGTGTTGTAGTTGGAGCAGGACAAAGATTTGCATCAATCGCAGATATGCAAGTAGGAGAGGGTAATCAACAAGCAGCAGTTGGTACAACAGTTGCGTTGTTGGAGCGAGGATCTAGAACAATGTCAGCAATTCATAAAAGATTATATGCTTCTATGAAACGTGAGTTTGGTTTAATGGCGAGAGTATTTAAACTTTACTTACCTCCAGTTTATCCGTATGATGTTGTTGGCGGTCAAAAGCAAATCAAACAAACTGATTTCGACGACCGAATAGATATAATGCCGGTTGCGGATCCGAATATATTTTCTCAAACGCAGCGAATATCACTCGCTCAAACGGAGATGCAACTGGCAGCTTCTAATCCTGCAATTCATAACCAATATGAAGTCTACAGAAACATGTATGAAGCGTTAGGTGTAAAAGATATTGATTTAATTTTAAAAAAACCAGAACAACCAATGCCAAAAGACCCAGCATTAGAACATATTGATGCTTTAGGTGGAAAACCATTCCAAG